GTTGGAGTTTTGAAATTAGTTTGTTCGATATGTCAAGACCAATTTGTTCGATATGTTGCGTCCAGGTTGGTAAATTGTTTTTCTTGGTACGAGTTAACTAAGATGTTCGTTTCAATGGAATTCGAAGTCACTTGCAACACTGCACTTTGGAAAAATCTTTTGACTGCGCTCGCAAGTGTTTTGAGCGACGTCACGTTCAAGTGCACGCAACAAGGCATCTCTTTTCAATCTATGGACACTATGCGAACGATGATGATATTTGCACAACTACCAAAAGATTCGTTTGGCAGCTACAGCAAGTTTGATGATTGTCACATTGGTGTTAATTTGCAAGCGATGTTGAACATTTTATCGTGTGCTGAAAAAAAACCCACATTCGTTATGAAAAAGCAAGGCGACTCTTTGTCGTTTAAATTTGGGGGCGGTAATGAATCCTTTGCGTTTTGCCTCAACTTGAATGAAGCGGACGTCAACCGCATTGCACCACCAGAACGTGACGAAGACTGTGTGGTGAAAATGGATCAAGCACTGCAACACAAAGTGGCAAGTTTGTTGAAATTAAAAGCTTCGACAGTGAAACTTCAAGCCAACTGTCCATACTTTGCAATGCGCGCTGAAACGGAACAAGGCAATGCTAGTTTTGAAGGTTATGCAACCTACATCGAATCAACCAATGAAGTAAATCAATCCTTCTCTTTGGCAAAACTTTCACACGTGCTGGAACCACTCAAATTTTGCGACACAGTTGAAATTAGTTTGAAGAATGGTGACCCTCTCATTGCGGCTTACGAACTGCACAACAATGGTGGCAAACTCGTGTATTTTCTCGCTCCAAAAGTAGATTGACGAATGAGATTATTTCTACAGAAAATCTTTTGTTGCTGAGGTGTAATGTTCGGTTGCTGGAAATTACCTCCATCAAAGAATGTTGAGAAAAAAGTAAGAATTATTTCGTCCATGGGCGCCTTTTTACTTTTTTGACAAGTTCGATTTCAAATTAGTTTGTTCGATATGTCAAGACCAATTTGTTCGATATGTTGCGTCCAGGTTGGTAAATTGTTTTTCTTGGTACGAGTTAACTAAGATGTCAAAATTCTTTCCTGTTCTAAAAAAAGGCGAAGACATCACATATTATGTGCCCACAGACACCTACATCAATGGATGGCCTGACTATTCTCGTGGTTGGTTCAAACCTGATTTAAATAAAGTCCCACTGCATTTAAGAGAACGAGTTCAACGTTATTCAGACTGGTGTGTTGCGTTTGGTTATTCAAATTGATTTTCTTGGTATGAGGTAATGGAACTTCCTGGTGATGTCAGATTAATCATTGCACACAAAGCTCACCTCGACTGGTGTCAAAAATGGGATGTAAGTATTCAAAATAGACCAAAAATGCAAGCGCCTCCAGCAGCAATGCTTACTATATGGGAAGATGATATGACGCTAATTCCATATGACTCTTCGAGGTATGAATGGTTATGTGCGCGTTTTCGACTGAGATCAATAAGAAACCATAATTATCAGATGGAAGAACATCAACAAAATTTTCAGATAATACATCAATATGGAGATAAGCACCATAAAGGTTTATGCAGTCGTTTTCAAAGGTGGGTATCTAAGCTTTTCAAAGGTTGCTAATCGACCTTCTGGTCCTGTTCCCACTCGTTGGTGCTTCATCTTGTATTCAAATGATCTCGCTTCTGCTTTGCTTTTGAATCCAGTGATTTTAAAATGATACTTCCATGGTCGATATCTACGTGTACTACGTGCTCCTCCTTTAATTTCACCATTGTGTTGTCGTAAACGAATATCAGAGTTTGCAGTGTAACCAGTGTAAATTTTGATCGGGTTAGTTGTTGATATCAAACAATAAACAATTGGTTCATCCATTGGTTTTTAACACCATTTTTTATTGTAAGTAATATACCAAGAATGAAGCCTTTATCATCTCGCGAATTCAAACGAGAACTACAAATGGAAGCCAAAAAAAAGATGATGGTACGATGGAAGCTGTATGATGATATTCTCAAAGATATCCGTATGCATCGCTTTTCTGTTCATAATTGGACATTTGACGATTTAGACCAATATTGTTATTTCAGAAGAGCAGAAAAGGAAGCTTGGACGTTGCATTGTGAGTTATGGGAACATTCGTAGTTTATGCAATCTTTTTTGCATCTAATTTCGCTTTGATGGCATCGCGATGGGCCCAGTAATATTTTCTAGCTACCATCTTTCGATGTTCTTTTGTTTTTTCATACAACCCACGGGAATATGCTCTTAATCGTTCTGCATTCTTATCGTAATGTTTCTTTCTCATCGCTGCAATCTTTTCTGGATTTTCTTCTCGATACTTTTTAATACACGCCTGTTGACGACGATATGCTTCTTCTGGTGTTAAAGTTTTTACCCGTGGCATTAATATATTCTAAGATAATAAATGGCTGTATGTCAACGAAATTACTTTCACGATGATAAACATATTTACAGCGTCGATGAAATGTTCGCTTACACCACATTATTCAAAGACCTGATGAAAAAAGATTTGAGGTTAATGAGCGTTGGTGAGGGTCCTTTGCATCTCAAAGTTTGGGGCTTTAAAAACTTTTGGAGTCCAATGGAAGTTCTAAAAAATCCTAAAAAGTACAAGATGGATTACAAACGCATCAAAAATGCTGACCTAAATTATCCTATCTTCACGATACCTGGACCTAGAGGACCGATTATTGTTGATGGTTACCATCGTTATGCCAAGGCTTTTCTTGAGGGACATAAAAGCATCAAAACTTATGCGTTTGACAAAAAATTAATCAAGAAGTTCATCATCGGTAAAGCAGGAGACTGGAAGGCAGTTGATGACATCTCTCTTAATGACTTTTTGCAAATGTTCTTTAAAAAGTTTTGCGTTCTGCACAAGTAATTGCAATGTTGGTAAATGGTAATGAACGTTGAACTTATCAACACTACCACTGTCAATGCAATGGTTATCATACAACAAATTAAACTCCTTTATGATGAGTTAGAAACTGTACTATCTGAGTCAGAATTTGATGTTGGTAAGATAGAAGTAGATATTGGAAAGGAACGTGTACAATTTATTTTTAATGAACCAGAAGGTAATGTGGTCGCTTACACCGAAATTCAGTACTAATTTGGTCTTTTTTGGACCAATTAAGACCAACATACCCATCAAAATAGTTTGGAAAATTGTTTCAAACTATTTCGATTTTTGTTCGTGTCGTGTGAAAAAGTAAAAAGGCGCCCATGGGTGATTGACTGGAATTTCCTTGGAATTTCCAATTTTTTAATTTGGCATTGGCTTAACGCGCCATACGACGTTTCAAGGTGCGACGACGAACTGGGGCACCTCCAGTTGCAGCTCCTGCGCGTTTGTGCTCGTGCACGTGAGCAACGTGAGAGTGAATACCTCCTTCAGCACCTCCGGCGTGACCGTGATGTTTGTGTTTCTTCAATAAGTGTTCCAAATTGAGTTTGATGTCACTCAAGAAGTTACCACCATTGATGCGACGAACTTCAGCGTAACTGATCATTTCAACTGCAGTTTGACTGTGGCTGCGAAGAATGTCGTCAGGTGACAACACACCAATGAGACAAGATGCTTGACCTCCATGGAGGGAAAACAAACCTTGAGACACTGTGACAATGTACAAAGTCGGGTTGAGACTTACTGAGCAAATATTAGTCCAGGTCGATGTAACTTGGAACATCAAGTTTTGCACTTTACCGGGCGCGTCCAGATCAGATAGACCGAGATCCAAGCAATCAAGAGCAACAATGGAACCGGTTGTACCATATTGAGCATTCGCAGTACCATATGCAGGAGTCGCGCTGGCTGCATTTCCATTGTTCATCGGACCACCACTCCATTGCGACCAAGACAATGTGCAACCGTTTTTGACGGCCAAATCATATACTTGACGCATATTCGCGCTTGCAAGAACAGTTCTTGTTCCCCATTGAATGGAAATGTTGTTCAATTGCATAAAAGTATCGGGTTGGCAACAGTTCTGTTGCAACAGTTGATTTCTCTGACGCATAAAGATGTAAATCTTTGAAGGAATGCTGTTTAACTGAACGTTGTTTGAAGACAGCGTGACAGTTGATCCTGCTGTAATAATCGCATTGTTATCCGTAGGGAAGCGTTCAATATTGAAATAAGGGTAGCTCAACAGTTTTTCAGATGAAACTCCGCGGTCAGTCAATTGAGGTGTCAAGTATTGAAACAATACTGTGGGTTGAGCATCTGCAGGATAACTGAATGCAGGACTGAATGAACTAAATGATGCAATGGTGGTGATGCTTGAAGCAAAGGCAGCTGTTTCATTGGCAAATACTCCAGAGTTTGCAGAAACCAAGTCCAATGCCAACATCTTGTTACCTGCTGAAGCGTTAAAGTTAAATTGCACGTCAAAGGTTTTCAGGCCCCAAAAAGCGCTGTCATCAGAATCAAAGCCACCAGTATACAATGGACTGAGGAAAAGTGGCTCGCATGTTACGAAGTCCATTACAGCTGTCGCAGCACCTCCGCCTGAAATCGCAGGATTTGAAACAATGGTGAAAGGAAATGCACAACTGGCAACACCATCAACATCATCACCATATTCACCCAAAGGACTTCTATTGCTGAGGTACAATGAAGAAAAGTTCTGAGCTTGATGCGTACCATATGTGGGACATTTGGAATTGTCAATGGCACGAAGCTTCATATCAATGTTGAAATGCTCCAACGCTGACATCACATCTCCAATATTGATTGACAAAGCTTGATTGTTCAAAGTTAATTGAACGGTGTCCATACCTTTTTGACCAGGGTAACTTCTGAGACCAGTGCAAGCTGGATTGAGAATGTACTTTCCGGCAACACCTCCTGTAACACTGATTGTCAAACGCACTGGAAGTTTGATGTGAATGCGACGATCAACGTACACATTTTGAGAAGATGGAGGACAACTAAATGTGATGCTTGAATTTGCTACGGAAGTCGTAGTATATTCCTTGTACAATACATCCATCCCACCTTTCAATACGGGATAAACACGCGTTTGTTGAATCATACGGGGGTCCCAAACAGTAATGGGAACAAATTTTTCTACGGCGTACGACATTACTTTGTTTTTAAGTTACTGAAACAAAATAAAATCTACCTGACTAAAGCTCTTAAATTCAATATGGGTCCGAATCATCCTTTCTGAAAAAACCTAGCTTAATCGTAATAACATCGAATTTAGACAAATAAATGTCGTACGCGTTATTATTCGAATCAAGCCATTGCACTCTTGCATCAATTTGTCTCAAAGGTTGGCTAGAAATCAAGTCCAATCTTTCGTAGATTTGAGGTTGATAAATTGCTATGCTTCGTTGCGCTCCAATGTTGTTCTGAAAATCCAAGTTGAAATCTACCAATATCTTAAGTTTGTTTGCGTTACTGCTGTTTTGGTCGTATGCCCTTGGGAAAAATTCAGATACGATCGGAATGCTGCCAGTGACAATAATCAGTTTTCTCACACTATTCATGTAATCTGAAGTTGGAGATTCTTGAGAGTAAATGTACTGAGTGAGGGTGCCTGACTTGGTCGATGGCGGTGTATTTTGAACAAACGGCCACAATGCTATCCTAGAGTTATCATAACTGTACTCATTTGTTCCAATAAACGCGTCTCGGTTGTTCACAATGTACATGGATCCATTTTGAATGGTGCTGAAACTACTCAAATATTCATCCAGATCAATGTTCCAAAATACTGACCAACCATATGTTGCACCTGCTGCGTTTACGAATACTTCTGGCATCAACAACTTGATCAGAGGAGGTGATGCAGTTGTGTCGAAGAAAAAGTAAGGTGCTGAACCTCCCGGACTACCTGCTGCAACAAACGACGCATACAAAGCAGTGTTGAGAATTGTCAGATAGTATTGTATACTGAAACAATAATAATATGGTGTCACAACTTGATGTGTTTGATTCAATTGACTTGGCACTGCCAGACCATAAGTTTGGGGTACCCATTCAAGGTTAATTGGAAAATTAGTTGGAACTGAGACATTTGGAACAGTCGATGGATCAACATTGTGAGTCACTCCCACAATCTGACTGCCTAGATTGGGGTCAGCATTGCCTGGTGTAACTGGAAATATCAATAACGGCAAACTTTGCAGCGGACATTGAAAATTTACAACTGCCATTTCATAATCAGACGGAATGTTCAAAATCGGTTCGTTGCATGCAGCAATGAACTCTGCAATTTTATTTGGATTGCCTTCTGGATTACTGATTTGAATGTCGTAGTACTGATATTTTGGTTCTCCCATCTTTTAATTTACTACGTGAAAAAAATGGGCGAAGAAACGCAATGTTTTAGTAATTCAAATCAAACATCGTTAACAACGTTACTAGATCGTCGCTGTGCTTATCTTTTGGATTGAATAATTTGGCAAATTGACCCAGTGTAAGGTCTCGAAATACCAAACGCAAGGCGGACCAACGACCACACGTTTGAATACCTGCACCACCTTTTTGAAATCGATGGTCATTGTACGTTATTTTGTAATTTTTCGGTGACTCATACAACAACTCACTAAGGTAGGGATAATCCATGTTAAGTTGTTTTCTCAATCGTTCTGGAGTCCATTTTAGTTCGCTGTCTATTTCGTAACCATACGGATCAAAAAATTCAATGGTGTTGTCGCGCTTAAATATTGCACACCAATGTCCACTGTATTTTTTCGTCTCAAATAGTAAAAAAACTGCGGAGTATGGTCCCAGTAATTCGTCTAGCGTTCTATACCTATGCAATTCTGAATACATTACCACTCGTGCACGCTTCTGTACGAGGTGCATTACGTCTAGGTCACTTAGTGGTATATTTTTGTGCTCCTCGAGGGTAAGTTCTTTTTTACTTTTTTTAACCATCACTTCTTATAACTTGCACTAGCTTTTTTTAACGCCTCTGGGTACGTTAATCCGTGTTGTTTAGCATACGCTTTCACGTGTGATACCCACGCATTTTGTTTTTCTGATTTCGGTTTAGATTTGCCTTTACCTGTGCAACAAGTCTGTGCACAATTCTTTCGACATTTACCTCCCGCTTGTTTTGAACGGATTGCAGCTGCTTTCTTATGTGCTCCACCAAACATTGATTGAATTACTTTTGTTAATTTACTAGGTGAATCTGCGTGATGTACATAATCAGTGAGAGCTTTTATTTTAGCTTCACTTAATTTGACACCCGTTGAACTTGTCAGTTTTTTCACAGCTGCTTTCACAGATTGTGCAGTTACCTTTCGCTTGTTTGAAGCAAGGTCTCCTAGTACAAAGTTGCGAAATTGAGACAGAGTATCTGAAATTACATCGTCAATTGATAAACCTGATTTCGCTGCACCTCCAAATGGCGTATGGTAACCACCAACTTGTGCTATCTGTGCAGTTGCTGATTGCTGCATGCGTGGTGCAACAGCTTCCAAATCTTTTATGAGCACTTCTCTAGCTGTTTGGAGAGATACCTTTTTGCGACCTCCACGTTTTGGTTTTCCTTCTCCTGATACACTAGGTTGCCAACGTACTCCTGGGAATCCTTGTGCAGCTTGAGAATAGTGATAAACTGGTTCTGCTGGTTGTGGTCTGGGTGCATATTGGTGCACTTGTTTATTACTACCAAGGTAATATTGCATCAAAGCTTGTTGCACGTGTGGTGCTAAACTAGCAACTGATGGCAAAAAGGCCTCTTTGCTTGCACGAATTGCATCTTCAAGTGCTTGACCTTGTGGTAATGCTTCTCCGGGGTACATGGGCACTCGAGACATTGGTGCAGCTTGGGGATTCAAATAATTTCCAACTGCTTGAACACCATATGGTACTGCTGCTGCAGCTGCTTTTCCAGCTAACCCAGCTAAGTATGCAGGTCCCAAAAGATAACTTCCAACTCCTAAAGCTGCTAGACCTCCTAAGTACGGAGCATATTCTTTCGCTGTGTCTCCCCAAGTTTTTTGATGTGGACCAAGGTCTTCACCTTCATACATTGGAGGACCATATGGAGGTTGCTGAACAGGTTCAACACCTGGGACTGGGACTTCCGGTTGTACGTTGGGCTGAGCCGGTTCTACTACCGGTTGAGATTCGCCCGGACCACACGGATATCTCCCATAAAATGTTTCTCCTGTCGTAGGATTTGTACTTTGATTGTAACACCATTCTCCTCCTCGTTTGCGACGGACTGGCGCTTTTCTTTTTCCTGCAACTTTTTTAGTAGACATTCGCTTGCGAACTGGTGCTTTTCGCTTTCGTTTTCCACCTTTTTCAATGTCACCGTAAACTGGTGCACAGGCTGGAGGTGGTCCAAAATAGCGTCTTACTTGTTTACCATTCGCATCTGTTATGATGTCGGGTTCCGGACAAGTCTTACGGGGAGCATTCATCACTGCTTTGACTTCACCCACAACATTATGAATACCTTCATATACTTTTTCAGGTCGAGCAATTGCACTATCAAGTGCTTTTCCGGCAAGATATGATATCGCGGCTGGAATTGAATTAAGTCCAAGATATTGTGCAATTGCAAGGGCTCCCGCACCTCCTCCTAACAGAATTTGTAAAAGTCTTGAACGAGCCGCTGCAATTTCAGGAGCACCATATCCTGGACCTCCTGGTGGACCTGGTGGCCTTGCAAGACCCGGAATTGGTTGAATTACATTGTATGTTTCAATTGGTTGATATGGGTCCATGTAAGTGTTAATACTTTCAATGAAAATAAACTAAAATTTACAGCAAATAAACTCCGTTTTCATAGAGAACTGCTTGTGGATAGTTTCTCATCACAGTCACCCAACGAGTATTCGGTATTTCAAATAGTTTATCAACTGCTTTTTTTGTCATACCGACGTAATGCTCCAGCGCATATCGAATCTGAGATGCACTGCCTGATTTCGGAAATACTGTAATGGTCTGAAATTCGTTCATTATGGTCCGTCCTAGTTTGCGTTCATTCGGATTCACTAAATGGTTTGTCACGATTATCCACAACCCCATACGCCTACCTACTTCCATTATGTCGTTTATTAGGTGATCGACTGCTTTGCGAATTTGAACGTCTGATATGGTCGTGGTATCATCAAAAATTATCAAACTGCCATATTCGAGTTCAGATATGTCGATGGGATTTGTCACCAGAGATTCATCTAATTGCACTTGAATCAATTTCAAACGTTTGAATGCTGGATCATCTTTGCCAGTTGTTCGACTAAAAATGTACATGGGTCGCTTAGGGTACACTTTGTGGTATCCTCGAGCTAAAGTTGCAACATACGTAGACTTACCACTTCCTGATGGTCCTGCGACATAACATACTTGACGATTATTGGGATCTAGGATTGGTGTCAATTTGTTCTGTCCTAAAGAGATATCGCGTTTGCCTGCAGTTGATGAAGTTTCACGACGATCAATGTATATGATTTCTCCTTTGTAACGACCGCTGTCAATTATCGCAATGGGTTGCGCTCCTTCAACATCCTTTAAAGTGAGCATCCGATTAGGGTTCTTTAAATGCAACTCAGAGATAAAATCCTGCGTTAAATCCCACTAATTATAAACTTTCGGTATAATACTATAGGTTTTTTGATGGCAAAGTTTCTTGGTAGCGATCATAAAGACGTTCTCAATTATTCATATGGTGAGTTAAAACGGCTCCAAACTCCACTAGGAAGAGCAGAATACGATGCGAGCGTGCCCTCTGAAGATTCCCAAGAATATTCTGACAAAGAAAGTATGGGTAGTCCTAGCGATTCTAAAGGAGACCCTCGAATTAAACCTCAATATTCTGCTAGTGAATCAGAAGGTGATGAAATGTCTGGTACTGAAGAATTATCGCAAAGTCAGGATAGCAGTTTAAGTGTTGAAAAAAAACCAGCCAAGCGGGGCAAATCTACAACCTCTAAGCCTAATAAAAAAGCACCTGTAAAAAGAAAACCTGCTGTTAGCAAAGCTCCTGCTAGAAAAAAAGTAGTAAGTAAGAAAGTTGCCATTCCTAAAAAGAAAGCTGTGGCTTTTGAGGACGGAACTGACGAGTCTGGAGAATACGATTCTTATTCTGATGATTCTGGTGACGGTTATGGAGGCGCTAGTAGTGTTGTGGGCGGTGAAGAAACGTTGGATTCTAGCACTATTGCATTTGATGGCGCTGAAAGTGACCTGAGTCATCTAGGAGCTACGCCTTCTTTGGATTGGGATGAGTGGAAAGTGCCAGCTAAAAAAAAACGAACTAGACCTCCTGGCGCTGGTCGTAAGGCTGATCCAACTAAACGCAAAGCACAATGGAGTGATAAACTCAAATGCGAAATATGTGGTAAAATGTATACTCGTAGTGCAAAAACATCACACAATGGTTCTCAATTCCACAAAATCTACGAAAACGCTAACAAACGTATGATTGCGTTACTTAGAGGAGATTTTTAAATACTTAAATACAACAATGCTTGTATTTCTTTCCGCTGTTGCAAAGACACGGCTCGTTACGACCTTGTGTTTTAATTTTCATCAATTCGTCGTTTTCAAACATCTCTCTTGGTAGAATGGGGTCGCGGTCAGACGCATCGCAAAAAAATAGGTATCGATTCTTGTCAAAACGGGCTTTATAATACAAGTCTTTTTGACGGAAAATTATGTCATCTTCTACGTTATTAGTGAAATTGGACACTGCTTTTGAAACCATTTCTTCGTACTCTGCCATTGGCACAACGACATATCCAATCGCAATCTTAGTTTGAGCCAATTGCATACGAATGATTCCTCTGAGGATTTCAATGCTGTTAAAAAACTTTTCACGCGTAACAATTCCATCGTCCTGGCTGCCGATTGTTATCTTCGCATCTGGTCCTAGGTCATTAATAAAACTCATTATTCTAACAACGAAGATTTTCTTAGTGACTTTATGACGCGGGATTTACTTTAGAAGCTCGAAATACTTTTCCACTCAGAATCGGTCCATGGTCACCATTTGTTAGTTCCACAATGAGCTTTTTCAACTCCGTTCCAGTCATTTTTTCGTATCTGATTTCGTGACATAATGTGGCTTCAGTTCCAAACACAAAATTGACGTACATTGTTTCATTACGCTCTTCAGCTTCAATTGCAAAGGTTATTAACATTGCCATCATACCCGTTTCAGTCATTGGATGCTCAATGGAATAACGTGATTGACCTTCTCCTGCAAAAAGCAATGATGTATATTGAGTTCGTAAAGCCATTGTTTAATTCATTGACAGATATTTATTTTTCTTTGTGAACGCATTAGAAACTATTCCAGTGTCCTAATTCGCACATCACACAACCAAAAACTTATGAGATTCGCACCCTACGCCGCTGCCTTCCTTCAAAAAATAAAATAATGTGGGAAATAGGATAGTGTTTAAGAATTTCAATCACAGTGAAAATTTATGCAAAGAACGTACCAGTGAGTTGCCAATACATTATGGCCTGGTGCTGACAATATCCTCTCCTTTCAGTAGACTACTCGGAGGGCAAGATACCAGCTATTAAGACTTCAATTGCGTAAATAGTGTGCGATTAACAATCAACAAGGCACAACTACGTTATCGTCAAGCCATGTACACCCTGGAACTAGTTCCATAATAACCTTAGACTTTCTTTGTGTCAGTTAAACGCACTTAATCCAAACCTATCACACCATGTTTTACAACCCATGGTCTCCACCCCGTTAAATCATAATGTAATCGCATATATGTGTGACCCATTTCACTTGAAAGTGCACTGTAAGTTTGGTCATTATAAAAAGGCTTTCGTCTCCAATAAAATTTTCTGACTGCATTTTTGATGTCTTTCGGATTGATAATGCCTAAACTGCTCATTATTTGCTAGACTTACTGTATTGTTCATTTTTTTTATGTATTTGCGAACCAAAGCGTACCATCCCTACAACTACATATACTTACACAGAATTGATAATTAACGAACCAGGATGATTTGGTACGTTGGGTTCGGTACGTAGATGAAATATTTCTCTATCCCTATATACATATATATTTTCTAATCTAAATTAAAAATTTAAAAAAAAAAATGAACCAGTGAACCATTTGAAGCTAGTGTGTTAGTTTAGCAGTGTTATGCTTCCTGGTTGAATACTGGCTGGTACGGGGGGTGAACCAGGACCAAACCAGCGAACCATTACAGGTGGTGCATCCATTTTCAAAATAACACGCGCTGTTAAATTATCTTAATAAGTTTTGTAGTGGCTTCTGGCTCTAATATAGGTCTTCCTCCTAAGCCTAATCCAATTTCTGAAAATGGATAGTATCTTCCAACTTCGATCATTGTTTGTGGTTCTTCAAGATCAATTTTACATTTAGCTGGAAGTTTTGAAAGTCCGATGATTGCTCCTTTTACTCCATGAACACGCACGGTTCTTTCGTAAACATATCCCAATGATTTTAATTCTCCAAGGATTCTCGTCCAATTCCAATGAGCTCCTAATTTTTTTTTGAAATAATCAACAAATTCATCTTTTCCAAGTTTAGCATCTAACATTGGTTCATAAGCATCATTTAATGCATTTTTGAACTCGTCATATTCATCTGCAGTGTCTGCAAATGCTTGTGTAAAAGAATGAGGCACAATTAAATTATCTTTGTTGAAAGTAATGACGAAAGGCAACAAAAGCCATAAATAAGCGTTTTTGAGTTCGTCATTCGCAAATATTTTCTCCAAACCCTTTACCATTGGAAAACAATTTTTAGGATAAACGTAATCGGTAGGCATATTTTCAAGGAATTGGGAAGTGTATTGTTGTTGTATGGCTCTAGCCACTACAGCTTTTTCACCTTTGAGATTCACATCGTTGTTTGAGATGGCAGTCAGTTTTGCTTGTATTTTTCCAGCAATTTCTGTACCAAACATTAACTCCAAATTGAGACGAAAACCATCAGTAAAATCTTTCAGGAAGTCCTTGTCAATTCTTTTGTTGTCAAGTTCTTCAACGAATGCGTAACGTATTGGATTGATTATGAGTTTTTTCATAAATTTGTGACGTTTTTGGTTTCCTTCATTAAAACATGATTTTTCTAGTTTCTCAGTGTAAATGTCAAAGCATGCATTATGAATCTTTGCTTCAAGCGATTTTCCATTTCGTGTAGTATGTCCAATGTTGAGCTTAAATTTGTGTGCCTCAGTGGTGCCAAATAAACAATAAGCAAGCCATTGCAATTGAAAATTACGTTGGTCTTCTTCTGGTTGAATTTGTTTGTAAATATTTGCTACCTTCTCGATTGATTCGATGCTAGGTGCCTTAAATGGGTAACTAAGTGTTTTTGTCACGTAATCTGTTTTGATTCGAGTTCTAAAAGCATTGGATACAGTTGCTAAGTCATTCACGTGGTCAAGCATCAGCACTCCATTGGAAAAATGCAAGTTACTAAGCTGTTCATCATTTACGTCGAATATCGCTTTGGTGACTGGTATCCAATCTTTGACTTGTTTTACAATAGATTCAATGTATGGTCTAGAACCTAACAACAGCACATTAGCTCTCATACGCAGTCTAAGTTTTTCTTGTTCTTTGTCCTTGGTTGCCTTGTTTGTTTTCTTTAAATACAACTTTAAATCTTCGAACATCATACCACTAATAATTTGCACAATAGCAGCGATGGCAGTCAAACCTTTCAACCAAACATCACCGTTCCAGTAATAGTATTCTCTAGTGTCGGATGACACTTCAGTAACGCAAAAATCTTGGGCGTAATGCTTGATAAAGTAATCAGCACAACTTGTATGAGTCTGTTGCGTAAAATCAAACTCACGAAAACGTTTTTGCAATTTAACGAAAGCTTTTGGGTTACGTTCCTTCACGGCTTGGTACAGCGTAGCTTTAGTTGCGCGATTAAATTTACCTCGAATAAACTTGGCCCATTCTTTTTCGATATCGCCCATGGTCACATTATTGTGATTTGGCGCTACTTTGGAAAACTTCAGAAATAGTTCTTTCGATTGCTTCGAATTGCCACATTCATCAAAAATAATACATCCAACTTTTCTCCAAGTAGAATAGTCATCAAAATACGCAACAGGTAGTGCAGACAACAAGGCATCAATCTCGTTAGCAGATTCCGTATTGTACGGTTCGTCCACCATAACAAATTTTGGTTTGGCCGAGCTAGGAACTTTATGGGGTAGTGCTAGTGGTTGTAGGGGGTCTGCGATTTGTTGTGGAATTTCTGACGTTTGTGCTTTGAGATTAGCGATGAGTTTTTCTGGGAAAACAACAAGCGGAGCATCCATATCAACTACGCTGTAAGTGAATCCATCGTACGTGCTAGGTGGTGCGAAAACAATGCCTCGGTCATTGCGAATATCGATTTTAGGATAATCGACAAAACTATCTGTACTGACAGTACCAGCTTTTGGCTCGTACTTGCAAAACAGGTGAAAACCTTTTCGAGTTTGTACTTTGAAGGTATCATCAAGTTCAGGAAAATCACCAACGATTTTGTTGTACGCTTCTAGTGAATCACAATCGATAACAGTGATTCCAGATTCTTTTCCCGTTTTGATAGCAAATCCATTGTGATGGTACTTAACGTGTTTTTTCCAGTTGTTACGATGTACTTTACTCCAAGCTTTGTTAGGCATTTGTTTCTTGCCATTTGCGTCGAGAGTAATTTCATCGAATGAAAATCCGAATGCGTTGATACGGTCACAAATTTCGATAAAGGTATCAGCGGTGTAAACTTCTTCCAAGTTAGACATTTTCAGTTGTTGTAACTCAACATATAAAAAAATCTTTAAGTCTTTGAAAATTTCCAAACGCACTTATTTATTGCAAGTACAAACGCACTTAGTACAGACAGCGTTTTTTTGTTGCAATTTTACCCGTTCAAGTACGCGTTCGCGATTGGCAGCGTAGTAAGCTTTGTCATAAGCTTTCCTATCAAATTCAACCTTTTTTTCGGTAACAACTTCGTTGGTTTCAGTAATAACTCCAGCACGTTGTGCGTATTCGATGCGTCCCATACCCATTTGATATTCTTGAAGATTTTATTTTTAAGTGGAAATTCCAGAAAACGCACTTAAAAATAACAAAGTGGAATAAGAAAATGACAAAAAAATTATGCCTGGGTTGCGATGAAATTTTCGATTCAGATGTTTGTGCAAATTGTGACAGTAAAGTACTTTGCACTGCGGATTTGGGATGGGCCTTGGAACCACTTGAAACAGAGCGAGGAGGTCGTTGTTATCATTGCAATAAGCGTAAATCCGTAAAAGAAGCATTACGCAAACGAGGTCTAAAAAAGTTACCAGGTCCTTTCAAACTAGGACAGTACTTTAACGGTCAATATGACCGAACAATGTACACGTACTGTAACATTTGCAAAAACTTGTATTTTGCAAAGGATGAAGCTGATGCGCTCAAAATCGAAGCTGAAACCAAAGCAAAAGCGAATTTGTGTTTTGCATTAGATGGATATGTTGCTGTTTCCAAATGACTAAACGTAGTCAATAGTAATTACAATTTTCTTTCCTGCAAGTTCACCATCGCTGTGGCTCATTCTAGCAACTTCAACTGAAGGAACTGTGTTTTTAGCAGGCAAACTGTTTCTACGGCCTTCTTCAGGTTTTTTAGGTTTTTTAGCTTCCTCATTTTTAACAATGGTGTAATGTTTACTGCACAGATTGTAAAGTGAATTGCGATGGTGTTTTCCGCAAGTGGGATACAGACATAATTTTGCATCGTATTTGCTACGAGGTTTGTTAGTCATCAAGTATTGTTCCATGTAAGCTTTTAAATAATTGCATAGAATAATGTCAGTGGGTAAACGCATTAATAAACTCTAAATTTACCGATATATTTTTTCAATGCAGCACCTCTTTTGGAGAAGTGTTCTGCTTGTTGTTGTCGGTGTGCAAGTGTGTGTGCACGTTGAAAACTAATTTGGTCGTCGAAGTAATATTTTTTCCCATGGGCTCCCCACGTAATGAAAAATCCTAGTTTGTCTTCATTGAGTTGGTATGGCATTTGTTTGCGTTATAATACTCCAATAAAAATATTCATAGGAACTTAAATGCAAATTTCCGAATCGATTATGCCCCAACGAAATACTGCTGCGAAACCAATCATAAAATCAAGGTATTCAATGCCAAGTGAATGTTTGTTGCCTAGAACTCGAGAATGGGCTTGTGCAGAACTAGAGTTTGCAGATGCTTTCTACGAACGAGCAATTGAAGGAATGTTGCCAGATGAAACTCTCCCACCACAACCATTAGATTTTTTAGAAGATGCTTCTGACGATTTAGCCAAAGAATGGGAGGTATTTAAAACACAAAATTTGGCAGAATTTATGCCAATCTACGTCAATCTCCAACCCACATTGCAAGATGGTACACCGAATGAAAATTACATAACTGATCCAGTTCTTCGTAAAGAAGCTGAAGAGCGTTTGGATGCATTGCGTAACTTTTTCAATTGTACACTTGGAAAGTATTTTGACTTTATGGTAGAATTAACTCGAATTATTCGCAAAGATTTTCCTGATATTATCAATGATTTTGAAATAAAGGAAGAAGGCAAACCAGAACCACTCATTCAAAGACAAGTGTTAGAACCTCTCGAATTGCCAAAACAAGCAACGATCTAATAATTACAAAGTCATAACGACGTATTGCAAATAAACTGTAATTGAACCCAATCCACCAACAAAGTTTCCTGGACTGGATGCAACTAAAGCCATGTTTGACACATCAGTGGCTGAATTATTTCCACCACTAGGCGCAAAAACATATGCATTTACACTTCCTAATAGTGCTGCACTATCTAAATCACCTACATCACTGTCAAGAGCATAAGCGCCGTAATATAATTCAAGAGAATTTGATGCGTTAGTGTAAGGGCTTGTCGAGTATGTGTAAACTGCGTAACTGTTTAATGGAATTAACACTTGTCCAGCTCCTGGAGCAGCAACAAGAGTCACGGCTGAACCGTGTATTGTAGCCAATTGCGTTGAATTAATAGTCACTTTAGCCGTTAAAACTGAACCAGAAGCGCTAGGTGGTGCCCAAACAGCAGTGGTGCCAGATGTTGCAGTTAGCACGTAACCAGCGGTTGGTGCAGTACTAGCATATGTGCTTACACTACCGCTTCCTGAAGAATCCCACAACCCGCGGGCCAACACATTGTCAGTTGGGTCAGTCAAAGTCGAAGTAGTCAAAGTTGCACCAGTAATGGTTGGATTAGTTATTGTAGACCCGCTGGGTAAACTGGGAGTTGACCAAACAGCCGCACTAGCACCTGTAGCAGTCAACACGGCACCAGAAGCGGGCGCAGTTGCTGCGAAAGTTGATACGCTACCAGAACCACTTCCAGTGAAAAGTCCTCTTGCAAGAACATTGTTAGTTGAAGATGTTATGATTGCTCCAGTGAGCGTCGGATTTGTTATTGTGCTCCCGCTAGCAATAGTTGCAGTCGTCCATGTCGCTTGACCGGATGCAGAGTCAGTAAGTACTTTTCCACTTCCAGTTGTTGCATTTTGTATGACAAGTTGAGATTCACCAATATCAATCACAGATGGAGTTGACCAAACTGCAGTGGTTGGAGATGTTGCCATTAACACGGAACCTGTAGTTGGTGCAGTGCTAGCATATGTGCTGACTGATCCAGCTCCTGAAGAGTCGAATAATCCTCTTGCGATAAGATTATTACTACTGGCAGTTGCAACAGCTCCTGTTATTGTTGGTGTTGTGATTGTCGGATTTGTGAGAGTAGCATTAACAAGAGTAGATCCACTTGGAATAGTTGGTGCGGCCCATTGTGCGCCTCCAGCACCAGTACCTGTCAAAATTTGACCAGCGACACTTGCATTTGTAATCACTAATGTTTCTGCAGTGTCAACAACAGTAGCGCCACCAGGTTCATTCGGTCCCCAAATAGCAGTGTGAGGTCCTGTAGTCATTAGAACATCACCAGCAGAAGCTGTTCCAGAAATAAAAACTCCTCCAATATTTGCAGATAAACAGAATAATTCATTGTTATTTTTTACTAAAAAAGTAGATGCGCTCATTTACTTTACAGTGGTGAAATAAATTGTGTTTAAAAAAATGAAAAAATATGTTAAGAAAAACAAAATGAAGTACTACGTTTACAGAATCATTGCAGGTGACAAAATCTACGTTGGAAGCACAAAAGATTTCGAGAATAGATGGGCAACCCATAAGCATACATCTCAGCGAAACACTGATAAAATGTATGATATACCACTCTACAAATATATGAGATTGATTGGTGTGGACAAATGTGAATGTGAAATTATCAAAGAATTGTATGCATCCACGAAAACCGAAGCAGAAATCGAAGAACAATCAGAACTTGACAAGATTCCAGAAGAACTATGTCTAAATGCACGTAAAGCCCATCTAACACGAGAAGAATCGTTGGAAAATGCTAGATTGGCATCAATTGAACGTTATTCAACGAAACGAGATGAATATTTGCAAAAACAAAAAGAGTACTACACAAACAATAAGGAAACAATTAATGAAAAACGCAGGAATGATCCCAAAATAAAGGCGAAAAGAAGGACAGACGAACACCACGAAAAACAGAAAGGTTACAGTGCGGATTTTAGAAAACGATTGAAAGAATCGAATCCAGAAGAATACAAACGTCGACAAGAAGCTTCAAACAACCAACGTCGTGAAAAACGTGCAAATGAAAAGAAAGCTCAAGGAAAGACCACGTAATACATCCATGAACAAAAACAATGAAGTACTAATTAAAGTGGAATGACGGTGTACACAAGTGTAACTTCAGCTGTGCCCGACCCACTTGCAAAAGCAGCAGTTGAATTTGTAAGATTGATGGCTAAATTGATAACTCGGGTTTGTGCAAAAGCTACTCCAGCATAAGCATTTGGCACAATACATACTTCATTCGATCCTGCCGTAAAAGTAGTTGCGCTCGCTGTGCTGTTCAAAGCCAATTGAGTAAGTCCACCATAAACGGGTTGAATAGTGCCTCCACCGGTATATGCAGCAGTGATAAAAGTGTAACTTATCATCATACCAAGCACAAAATATGCAGACGTTGCTCCGGGTGCTGGAAGTAATTGAACTGGTGTAGTGAACAAATTTTTGATTTGAGCGCTGGACAAAGGCACAGTCACTGTTAAAACGCCTGAACCAAAAGACCCCAACGTCTGCCACGTCGCAGCTGTTGAACTAGTGGCCGCCAATACTTGACCTACAGCGGGCGCCGTGGCAGAACTCACAGCAACCGTTGTTGTGGCACTAAATAAACCAGAAGCTGTGACGTTGTTTGAAGTGGCAGTAAGTGTCTTTGAAGTAAGGGTATCAGTCGAACTTTTCGAAACCAGCGTGTCAGTGACATCAGGCAAAGTAATGGTCCTAGCTACGGTGCTTTGAGTTGCGATGGTTGTGGTGGTAGCAGTAGCATCAGCAGAGTTTGAGAATTTGATAATTTTGGTGTTGTCAGTTGCATTGTACACGGTGAATTCAGTGTCACCAAATGTCACTTGATTGACGGTCGCGGGTAATGTGGCCCAATTAGCAGTGCTAGGACTCAGCGCCACCAAATATTGACCAGTCGTTGGCAATGTAGCTGCATAAGTGCTGACCGACCCACTTCCACTTCCACCCCAAAGTCCACGACTAATTACATTGTTGCTTGAATCTACCAAAGTTTTGGAAATAAGTGTATCAGTGCTTGACCTGGTGACAATGGTATCAGTGATGTCAGGCAATGTTAAAGTTCGATTTGTTGATTGCAAAGTTGCGAGAGTTGTTGAGGTTCCGGTGGTTGCGGACCCATTGGAATGTTTAAAAATTTTAGTATTATCGGTTGCATTGTAAATTGTGAATTCAGTGTCACCAAATGTCACTTGATTGACGGTCGCGGGTAATGTGGCCCAATTAGCAGTGCTAGGACTCAGCGCCACCAAATATTGACCAGTCGTCGGCAATGTAGCTGCATAAGTGCTGACCGACCCACTTCCACTTCCACCCCAAAGTCCACGACTAATTACATTGTTGCTTGAATCTACCAAAGTTTTGGAAGTAAGTGTATCAGTGGTTGACCGGCCCACTAGAGTGTCACTAGAAATTGGCAAAGTCAAAGTAACACTAGCAGCAGGTGCAGGAGCATTGATGGTAGTTGTTTGTGTTGTGCCAAGAATGACTTGATTGGTGGTATTTAAAGCAGCCAACGTCGTAGTTGCCGCAACACTTCCTGGAGCGATAAATGAACTAGGTGTTGAAAGAGTAACAGCACCCGTACTTGCACTAGCAGTGATTTCATTGGCTGTTCCAGTAATAGTTGAAACTCCACTTCCACTGGCTGAAATCGTAATTGCACCAGTCGTAGCACTTAAAGCAATATTGGTTCCGGCAGCTAAGCTAGTGACCCCAAGATTTGTAAATGTCACTGCACCAGTTCCTGAACTAACCCCCATACCAGTTCCAGCAAGAGCTGATGTCACACCAGTGTTATTAACTTGCAAAGTCCCAGAACCAGTTGTCGTTGAAATACCTGTTCCACTAGCGAGTGCATATGGTACATATTGACCTCCCGATGTACCAACCAATATTTCACCACTTGTTGGTGCAGTTGTAGTTCCTGTTCCACCACTTCCAGAATTCAAAGTACCAGAAAGTGTAACAGCGCCGGTGCTTGCAATGCTCGGACTAAGGCCAGACAAACTAGTTTGAAAAGTGCTGACAACGGTGGGATAAGTGATATTGACATTGCTTGCGCTAGTAATTTGCCCTTCCGCATTCACCGCGATTTGAGGAACTTGTGTTCCGGAACCATAAGTCGCAGCGCTGACACCAGTTGTATTTAAACTAATTGTTACTGCACCGGTCGCTGAACTTACCCCAATGCTTGTTCCAGCAACAGCGCTAGTGACACCAGTGTTGTTAACTTGAAGAGTACCAGAACCAGTTGTGGTTGAAATACCTGTTCCACTTGCGAGTGCATATGGCACGTATTGGCCTCCTGATGTACCGACCAATATTTCACCACTTGTTGGTGCAGTTGTGGTTCCTGTTCCGCCACTTCCAGAATTTAGTGTACCAGACAATGTAACAGCACCTGTGGTTGCGGTACTTGGACTAAGACCAGACAAACTAGTTTGAAAAGTACTTACGACAGTTGGATAAGTGATTGCAACAGAACTAGCAGCAGTCAAACGACCATCAGCCCCAACAGTAAATTCACCTACGTGAGTACCATCACCATAAGTTCCAGGAGTCACAGCAGTTGTGGGAACGGAGTTAGCATGATCGCTCCAAACTGAATGTTCGACATTTGTAATTGTTGGATAAGTAATTGCAACTGAACTTGCAGAACTCAAACGACCATCAGCTGCAACTGTAATGTGTGACACGTGAGTAGCGTCACCATAAGTTCCAGGTATCACAGTTGTACTAGGAATGGCGTTAGCATGATCGCTCCAGACTGAATGTTCGACATTTGTAATTGTTGGATAAGTAATTGCGACAGCGCTGGCTGAAGTAACCTGTCCTTTTGCATTTACATGCAATTGACCTACGTGAGTAGCATCACCATAAGTCCCAGCACTGACACCAGTATTTGCAATTGTTGTAACTAAATCAACACTGGTGACATCACCAGACAAGTTACTAATATTGTTCGCGTGGTCGGCCCAATCTGCGTGAAATACACCGTGAATGGCAGGAAAAGTAATGGGGACACTGGTTGCACTAGTTACTTGACCAGCAGCATTGATAGTCACTTGACTGACAGCAATGGCATTCCCATAAACAGCAGGGGTGACTCCTGTGGGTGTAATAGTTGTAGCATTTCCCACGGAAGTAACGGGACCAGTCAAATTTGCATTGGTGGTGACATTATCAGCTAGACCAGCTCGTGCGACATTGAGATTTGCCACCCTAGTTGTAGAACCGACTGCGAGAGGTGCAGTCCCAGTTGACACAGTGGAGATAACTTGTCCGGTGACACTAACGCTCGTCCCAGTTGCGACACCGATGTGGGGAGTTGACAAAGTTGGGTTGCTAATGTTTGGGCTGTCTTGCATGACAAATACGTTTCCAGTTCCCGTTTGGCTGGTGATATGCGACAAACTATGTGCAATGGAAATGGGTCCTGTAACGAAAACATTCGAGCGGTCATCGCAGTATTGACTTCTATTAACATATAGCAAATCAACTAATTGCGCGGAATCTACCGAAAAAGGTGGACCAGCAGTATACATACTTTCGATTTGACCAGCAACTTGTATGTGTTCGGCAAATGCATAACCAATGTTTGGTGTAATCAATTCAGGCGAATTTTGAACCACAACGACGTTTCCAACACCAGTTTGATCAGTTAAATGAGTCACAGCACTATTTGATGTAGTGTAAATTACTCCGCTCAATTCCACATTTCCTGCAGAATGACTGTGTTGAGCATACTGAGCATTTAAATTTGCCACCACCGTGTTGCTGGAAACAAAAAAAGGAGGTTGACCGATGGGGTTAGTAGACGTGAAAGTTTTAGCAAATACGTTATTTCCGTTTGGCACGAGACCTGCTGAATAGGACATTTCTTAGTGTGTACTGAGATAATTTTCAGTTAACATATTAAATGAATTCCACCAGCAGAGCGATTCAAGATGAACTACGCGCGTTTGCTTTAAATGCACATCCAGAAGTGACAGAAGAACAAGCCAAAGCTCGGTATTTAAACCCAGAACCAGTGAATTACTTTCGCAATGCAGAAATCAGACGTCAACAAACTCCAGGTTCAACCACAGCGCAATATCAACGTGAACTGTACATCCAAGAACGAAATCGCAAAGAATCTCAAGAGAACATATATGACAACAAATTCTATCCGGAAGCAAGAATTAAAGGGATTGAGAATAAGGCAGCCAAAATTAAAGCGGAGTATGCAGCACAAGAAGCACGTCAAAATGGAAAATTATTGGGATTTTTACCAGCCCCATCAACAGTGAATGCGATAGCCCAAGGTGTTCGAGGAGTAGCTCAAGGAGATATACTAGCGCTGCAACAATTGGCAAATCAACAGATTGCTCAACGGGAACAGATGCGTCGTTTTCAAGAACAACAACAAATTAATACACTAGAAAAAGAATATCAAGAGCTCCTCAGCAGACCTGAACATATGAAACCATTGCCAAAACAACGCTACGAAATTAAGCAAGCTAAGCGAAAAGCAAAGGCAGCTGAGGAATATCAGAAACTAAGACGAGGAAAACAAAGGTAAATTGCATTTATTTTATTGCAATAGAGTAAACAAATAATGTCAAATCCCTTGCGCGAAAGATTTCTTTCCATTCTCAGACATCGAATTCAAATGAGTGATGGTTCAGCTGGTTTAGGCACTGCTGGAGTTCGTCACCGTAGAAAACGTACTTGTGCTGGTGCTGCAGAAGGTGGAGCACGTCGTCGTAGAAAACCTTGTGCTGGTGCGGAAGCTGGAGCTAAGAAACACAAGAAATCCAAAGTTGCTAGTAAAGCAATGTCACCTTGGGTGAAACACGTTAAGGCGTATGCTAAAAAGCACAAGTGCACTTATGGAGAAGC